GGGCATGGAGGACGGCGGCAAGGGCGCAAAGACATTCGATGTAGCCCTTGGCACGCTGGCCGGCAATGCGCTGAGCGCGGTGATCAGCAAGTGCGGCGAACTGATGGAGCAGACCAAGGAGCTGCGGCGCGACCTTTCTTTCCTGGAGCAAAACGCCAGGGACGCGGGAATGGGCATGGAACAGCTGCACGACAAGGCTGGTGAGCTCTATGCCGTCACGGGCGACACCAATGAAGTAGTGGAGGCGCTTTCCAACATCCTTGCCACCGGCTTCAATGACGCGGACAAGGCATATGAGGCCGTTGACTTGCTGGCGGGCGCGGTCGTCAAGTTCCCGGAAACCATGAAAATTGAATCCCTTGCCGATTCCCTGCAGGAGACCATCGCCACTGGCGAGGCCACGGGCCAGTTTTCCGAGCTGCTGGGCCGCCTGGGTGTGGACGTGGAAAAATTCAACGAACGCCTGGGCCGGACACGATCCGAGGCCAGCCGCCAGAACCTTGCCCTGCAGACGCTGCGCAAGGAAGGGCTGGACGAACTGTGGGAAAGCTACAAGGCCGGGAACTCCGATATGATCGAGGCCGAGAAGGCAAACTACAATCTGCAGCTCCGGTATGTGGAGCTGGCGAAAAGCATCGAGCCAATCGAGACGAAAATTAAGACGACGTTCGCTCAGGTGCTGCTGGATCACGAAGACCAGATACTGGCCATCGTGGACGCGGCAGGCGACATCATCGGCGTAGGCGCGGACGTCATCGGGTTCCTGTCGGAGCTGAATCCGGCAGTGGTGCTTGTCAGCGGCGGGCTTGCGCTGATCGCCGTAAAGGCGGCGGGCACGGCCCTGGGCATGCGTATCGTGGCCACGGGCACCGCTTCAGCCACGAAAGCGCTTGCCGCTGCGGGGCCAACAGCAGCCGCGGCCGGTTCCCAGTTCGTTATGCTGGCGGCGGACCTGCTGATGGTGGGCGCTGCGGTGTTTTTGGTGACATCCGGCATCGCCATGCTGATCAGTGCGATCCGCGGCGTGCCCATGATCAACACCGGTACGATACAGGTGCCCAGCATGGGCGAGCTGCAGGCGCAGATCGGCGGTGCAGGCTACGCCCGCGGAACCCGTTCTGCCACACCCGGCTGGCGCTGGGTGGGAGAAAACGGGCCGGAGCTGATGCGCTTTGCGGGCGGCGAGGCGGTCTATACCGCCGAACAGTCCCGCGCCTTAATATCCGCGCAGGGCGGCGGTGCCACTTTCGTGGACAACAGCCAGAACATCTTCAAGGTGGATGACATTGAAACGTATGTGGCCATTAAGCGCATGCTTGAAAACGAGAAAATGACCGTCCGCATGGGACTGGCACGGCGGTAGAAAGAAGGCGTTGATACATGGGACAGTATACCGTATACTGCAACGGTTCGCAAAATCTGAAGAATCTGTCCGGCGGTGTGGGTGAGCTGCGCATCGACAACCTGGGTGCAGACAAGGCGGACTGGGGCTGGCTGTTTTTTGATAAGTCTCCGGTGCCTTCCGGCGAGGTCCTTGATTCCGCATCCGTACTTGCGGTGTACTGCCATGCGCCGTACCCCCTCAGCCTGATCCTTGGGCAAATTGCAGGCCCGAGCTGGAACGGCCCCGAATGGAAGATTACCTCCGGCGGGGTAAGGGGCGCTGGCAATCTCTCGTGCCAGATCGGCATTACGACCGAGAACCAGACAGGCTCCGCCCGATTTTGGGTGAACGGCTCGGACCATTTGCCCTATGCGACGATCCAGACCCATGCGGGCAAGATAACGCCATCCGGCTATTCCCCAGCCAACACGACGATCAAAAAAGGGTTTTACCACCGTTTTTTCTGGAATGTCACGGCGGAGAAGCCCATCAACGGCGCGCTCACCATAGCGTATTCGGACTTCAAGTACCGGGCCAAAGGTGCCAGTGCATGGACGTCTGTCCGCGTACCCGGACCCAACACATACATTGACTTCGACACAGGGCTCGTTCCCAATGCTGCCGACCCCGGCATGGAATGGGAGGTCGTGGTCACGTCCAGTTCCGGCGCACAGGCGAGCGGCGGGTATGCTACGGTGCAGTTCCAAAGCACGGCTGTCCGGCTGACAGATCTGACTCCTTCCAGCCGGGCCACGACCTACAAGGGCTTTGCCGTCAATTTTTCATGGGGCCTGAGCTACACGAAGCCGGACGACCTGTCCGGCTCCATCCGGCAAGTATCGGCAAAGCTGCGCTGGCGGAAAAACGGTGCTCCGGCGTACACAGAATATATCGTCAACAACGCCACACAAGGCTACACGATCCCCGCGGGCGTGCTCCCTGCCGGGGACATCGACTGGCAGGTCGAGGTAACGGACACAGGCGGCGGGACCACTGCAAGCAGCTGGACCACCTTCAACAACAAGGAACTGCCGGTCACGCCCACAGACTTGTATCCGGCGGACGGCGGCCGCGTGCTGAAGCACCAGGTCAACCGCTTCGGCTGGTCTGTCACAGCGGAGGGAGCCGAGGATGCGCCCGGCGAGATCGTCCAGACTTCGGCCGTGCTGCGCTGGCGCACACAGGGACACCAGGACGTCAAAAGTGTCTCCATCAGCGGTGCACAGACCTGGCACGACTTCCCGGCAAATACATTCACTGCGGACGATATTGAGTGGCAGGTAGAGGTGACAGCCAACACCGGCGCTACAGGAGTCAGCGAGTGGATACATGTCAACACCCAGGACGCGCTGAGCACGCCCGTGTGTGTCTCCCCTGTGGGCGCTATTGTGGAAGACACACAGGGTGTCACCTTCGTGTGGCGGCATGAGATATCCACCGGCACGGCGCAGACCGCCTACGAGCTGCAGACCAGCTCCAATATGGGCGGACAGTACACGACACTCAGCACAGCGGAAACCGACGCCTCCAGCTTCGCCACCCCCGCCGGACAGTTTGCCCAGGGCGCCCTCATGTGGCGGGTGCGCACCAAAAACGGCGATGGCGTGTGGGGTTCCTACAGTGCCGCGGCGACCATCATCATCCGCCGGGCTCCGGCTGTGCCCGTCATCGTATACACGGACTCAAAACCGCGCCCCACCATCCGCTGGCAGTCTGCGGACCAGCAGGGCGTGCGCATCCAGATTGGGGACTATGATACAGGCTGGATGCACAGCACGGCCAAGGAGTTCCGCATGCCGTATTTCCTGCAGGATGGGACGTACCCTGTGCGGCTGGCGATTAAGACAGTGTTCGGCGTGGAATCCGCTCCGGCCGTTGGCTCCATTACTGTTCTGAACGTTCCCGGACCAACTATTGAAGCCGCTTTCAATGCCCGTTTAAATGCCATTGAAATATCCTGGGAAACGGACGCCGCATACGCCGAATACTTCGTGCTGCGTGACGGTGTTCCCATTACGCGCTCAACGGGCAGCGGGATCACGGACCGTCTGTGTGCCGGAAAGCATGTGTATACTGTGCGCGGCGTCACGCCGGAGGGATACTACGGCGACAGCTCGCCCGTTCACGCATTCCTGGCGCTCGAAAACGCCGTATTGGGGTCCGTTGAGGATGGCGCGCCCTGGCTGAAACTGCGTCTGCGGGCCGGTGAGAGGCCCGCACATGACGGAAGCTACAGCGCACAGGTGGACTATGTACACTACTACGGCCGCACAAAACCCGAGCCATATACTTGTGGTATGCAAGACGCCAGCCACGACTTCGCTTTCACGCTCCGGGACGCCGCACAGATGGACGCCCTGCGCGGCCTGCTGGGCTCTGCCGTAGTTTACAAAGACTGCTGGGGCGATGTGGTGATCGGGGTGCTTGGAAATATTCAGGCGGCCCATGGCCGTGCGCGGGATGTGCAGTTCACTGTTGTCGAGACAGATCACAGGCAGGAGATCAGCTATGAGTAATGTATCGGTGGAATACCTTGTGCTGCGGGATAACGTGGAATATTCACGGCTTACCGCATTCAAAGGGGGCGGTGCGGCCATTTCGGTGACGGCGGACGCCGCCGTAAAATGGGCGCTCAGCGGGAAGTTTGCACAAAACCGTGCCGTCAACTACCTCACGGACGTGATCCAGCCGGTGCTTACCATTGACGGCGTGCGCCAGCCGATCGGCAAGTATATCCCTACCGATGCATACACGGAACACGACGGCATGCGGCCTGTGGTGAGCCTTACAGCCTATGACCTGACCTATCTTGCCATGTCCTCGAAGATAGAGACACGGCTGCATCTGGCAAAAGGGACGCTGTACACGGCAGCCATCCAGGCGCTGCTGGTTGAATCCGGCATCACGGATTTTTTTGTGGAGGAAAACACCGCCACGCTGCAGGCGGACCGGGAGGACTGGGAGCCGGGCACAGACCGGCTCACGATCATCAACGCCTTGGCGGCGGAGATCAACTACAACAGCATCTGGATGGACGGCGGCGGCACAGTACACTGCAGTGCGTTCCGCATGCCGTCCGCGGATGCGATATCCGTGACGTACCGGGATGGAGAGTATTCCATCCAATATCCCGAATGGAGTGAAACCGTGGACATGTTCGATCATCCGAATGTATTCATCGTGGAGGTGGACAACCCGGACCTTGATTCGTCCATGCGGGCCATATCGGTCAACGACAGACCGGACAGCGTTTTTTCCATCGTGAACCTGGGACGGCGGGTCGTGTCCTATGAGAAGCTGGACAACATTGCATCTCAGGCGGAACTGCAGGCGTATGCGGACAACAAGCGGTTTAAAAGCCTGCAGTCCACGGAGACACGCACCTTTTACACCGGTCCCAGCGGCCGGCACGCCGTTTTTGACCTGGTGGAGCTGGTGCGGGATGGTGGGAGCACGCTGTACGAAGAGACAGGCTGGCGGCTGGAGCTGGAACAGCCGTACAAAATGGCCCATACGGGAAAGAGAGTGGTGTATCTATGATCCTGGAGACGTATCAGGAGCAGCAGGCCATCGTGCAGCCGGACCCGCCCGGCCAGTCCTTTGCCACGGTAGGTACTGTTTACGAGGACGGCATCGCGCTCATCTTCAACGGGGCGGAAGCAGAAAGCCTGAAGCATTACAAGTGCAACGCGGCCGTGCGGTTCACCGCCGGGCAGCGCGTGCGGATCATTGAGGACAGCGGCACCTATGTAGTGGAATACCCGGTGGGCGCGCCTGCGCAGAGCATCTATGCGGACAGCGCCGCCCGTGCTGCCTATGCATCCGAGGCCGGACACGCGGAGACCGCTGGCAAGGCTGTGACGGCCACAAAGGCAGACACTGCCGCCAGTGCAGGCTCAGCGGATACGGCGAAAAGCGCTGAGACTGCCGAAACTGCAAAGAGCGCGGAGAGCGCAGAGACTGCGGCTCAAGCTGAGAATGCAGCCGCAGCTGAAACGGCTAAAAACGCAGATTTTGCAACACGGGCCGGACAGGTGGACAATCTTGCGGGAAACTATGCAGACCTTGTGTTCTCCTACAGCACCCAGGGGACTTTGCTTGTCCGGACTACAAGGGACAGCCAATGGACCAAACTCACCGGCTCCGTTGTCTAATCAATTTCTTGGAGGTTCTTATGGCTATTTCGATTGAATTCAAAGACAAATATGTGTACTTTGGGCCAGAGGCTGGCCTGCATACCCAGGGCGAGGCACGCGCGGAGGTCTACGACGTTACCGGCCCACGCTATCACGACGGGCATGATCTGTCCGCGATGACCTGGCATGTGCGCGCTTCCCATCCGGACTATATGACGATCATTAACAAGCAGTTGAGGGCTTCTGTGGACCCAAGCAATGAGGAACAGGTCGTCATTACCTGGCCTGTGGATGCGGATTTTACCGCGTATGCCGGACAGCTGGATGTGCAGTTTGTGGCCAAGTCCTCCACGGGTGAAGAGATTGTCAAACTGCAGTCCAACGGCTTGCAGTTTGCTGCCAGCGTCGAGGGTACGGCGGCTCCGCCCAAGAACATGTTTGAGAATACGCTGGAACAAATGCAGGGGCTTCTCGACAACGCTGAAAATGCCGCCGCACAGAGTGCTGCGGACGCATCGCGGGCGGAAAATGCTCAAGAGGCTGCCGGGCAAAGCGCCCAGACAGCGCAGCAAGCTCAGGAGGACACTGCGCAATCTGTTGTACAGAATCAGGCATTGGTACAGCAGATTGAAGGCGATGCTGAGGCTGCGGCCGCCAGTGCTACGGCTGCAGCGGCTAGTGCCGCAAAGGCGGAACAGCTTGCCCAGGGGTGCAAAGGCTGGTTTGTAAATGTGGCGGCTCTGCGTGCAGCTTACCCCACCGGCACAGACGGCGAATGGGCGATCCTTGGCAGTACGGACAGTATCTGGGTATGGGATGCGGATTCCTCCAATTGGATTAACAGTCATAAGACTACAGATCTTTCCGACTATTACACAAAGGAACAAGCCGATGGACGATTTCTGCAGATTGACGGCGATGGTGCGGCGGTAACGGTTCCCTTTACTGCTCCGGCGTCACTCCCTGCACTGCCGTCTTCGCCAGCAACGCTGGAGTCTCTCATGACTATGCTGGCCAGCATGCGAAATCGGCTTGCGGCGCTGGAAGAAAGCATGCCGGGCATCGGTGAGTGGTGGTACTCTCCGAATGTTATCACCTACACGGGCGGAGTCAACAGCAAAGCCTTCGCCCGCGTCAATTTTAATGACGATCTCAGTAAAACCGTATACGCAGTGCTCTATGCTAAAATCGGTGATTCACTCAGCTCCGGCGCGGCAGATGGCTTTTTCAACTGCAAAAAATTGGCTGAACGCTTCCCGTTAGCTTACGGTGCTAATTTTCAGTGCGGGGTTGTGGGCGGTGCACAAACCCATGCATTAACCGC